TGGAAGCCGCTGTACACGTCTCTGTTCTCTCAGCTTTGCTGCATTGTAGTTAGCAAGGCTAGTAGACCCTGATGCCAGTTCCTTTACCAGACTGCATATACATCGGGTTAAACGCCCCCAGGACCAAGTAGCCCAAGCCATCAGTCCAGTGCTCGATGTTGGCTGATTTGTCGATCACATAATCGGCAGCGCCTTCTTTGTAAGTAACGTTCTTCAGCGCCTTAATGGTGTGCTTGCAACGAGGATGGATGAACATCCGCATCTGACCGTCAGCAGTGCGGATCATCCAGTTAGTTGCGTTGATCTTATCCTTAACCGCCCAGGCTGCTTTCGGGCTGATGCACTGGAAGCCATAACGCCGGATGATGTCATGATCGGTGCGCCCGGCGGATGATGTCTTGTGTGCGCTCCCTGTTGGATCGGGATAGGCGAGGATCGTCCGCCCAGGGAAGCGCTCTTTCAGCATCTGGCAAACCTCGTCAGTGTTGGACTGCTTTACAGCGACCTCATCCCAGATATGCACAGTGTTGCCGACACGAGAAGCCAAAACGCCAGCCATGATACCAACGTTAAAGTCAGTTCCCCAGTAGATTTCTCCGCCTGTGTCTTTGACATCTTCGGAGATGTTCTCGTCGCTGAAGTCAGGGTAGACACGCCCAGCGAGGGTTTCGAAGCTGGCTAGATACTCTTGCTTAAAAGTCCGCTCATCCAGAGTTCGACGCGCCGCCTCGACCTCTTCTGGCGGGACGTTGCCGCCTTGAATGGTGGTGTAGGAAAAGGTCCGCCAATCATCCTGATCTTGAGCTTGCTCCCATAGGTCATGGAACCAGTTAAGCCCTGCTGGTGTGGTGATAAACCATGCGGGTCCACCCTGGTCAGACAGGGCAGGACGCAGGACCATTTCCCAGGCTGTTTGCCTGACGTATGCCGCTTCATCAACAACTAGAGATGACAGGCTGACGCCTCGCAGCGTGTCTTCGTTCTCTGAACCTCTCAGGGCGATAACAGACCCATTAACGAACTCGACGCTTAGATCGGATTCATGCGATTTTACGATCAGCTCCCTGGGAGCCATCGTCTTTAACTGCCGCCAGGCAATCTGCTTCGCCATCCGGTAGTTAGCGGTGACGTACCAATTCAGGCTTCCAGGCTTTTCAAGTGCCCAGTTCAGGAGCCGCGTAATACAGAGGTATGTCTTCCCAAATCGGCGTCCAGAGCAAAGCAGCTTAAAACGCTCTGGGGACTCATAAACAGCTCGCTGCGGTTCGGTGAGATTTTTGACTAACTCGGCAGTTCGCAGCTCATAATCAGGGATCTCCTTAATTGCGCCGCCTTCTATCTCGGACAAGGCAGAGCCGCCAGGAATAGCCGAGAGGACGCTGATCATTCGAGAATCCGAGCGATGCGGGCGATGGAGTTAATACAACCGAGTGTGACCTGCGGCTGACTCGACTTGCGAGCCTCTTGGGCGAGTGTCGTGAGCTGCGCCAGCAATTCTGCGGTCAGCTGACGACGGTCAATGTCCCAGTCCTTTTGGATTACCTCGTTTGCCCATTCCAGGTAGCGGTAAGCCTGCCTACGCTCGATCCCCCATTCACGGGTCATGTAGGCGACACATTCGGAGTTAGGTACGTTGCGAGCCTTTAGCGCCGAGACCCGAGCGATCCTCCATTCCTTCTCCTTGTTGGTTGTTTTCTTACCTGCCATAACTCGACCTATTTGTTTAATAGTAAGAAGCGCGGATCAGGCAGAGGCTTCCTTTTCGGATTGCTTGCGGAGCTTGAGCTGGGTTTTTGATTCCCAGGCTTTCTTGTATTGCATGTTTTCGAAGAGCTTCGAGAAGCCGGTGATGTGTTTTAGGCGAAGGACTTCTTCGGCTTCCATGCCGAGTTCAGCGCAGATCTCAGCTTCTGACCAGCCGTTTTCAAGCATCTGGAAAACCATGTTGCTCATCCCGTCAACGGAGTGCTTACCTCTGGCACGGTTATGGCGAACGGTGGATGCCATCCGGTCGTTAATTGGCTTATCCAGGACAACGATGGGAAGCATCCCGCAATTTCGATCGCGGATGTCCTGATTGTTCCGGCAAGTGAAGTAGCGGTGGAAGCCGTCAATGATGACGTACTTCTGAACGGTTTCGTCCCAGATCGTAACGACCGGCTGCGTGTAACCGTCGTGCAGGATTGAGGTATAGAGCAGACCTAGCTCGACCTTGGCGACGCTGTTGGGGTTGTAATCGTTAGGCTCGACCATCTCGACTGGCACCCAGCGGATCCGATCTACGGGCTGGGATTTAACAGGGCTGAGTTCATGGAGCTGCTGCCTGAGCTGCTCAATGGCGACGAGACGCTCAGAGTCTGGCAGGTCTTTCAGAGAGGAGAAGTCGATCATTCTGCTGCGGTAACGGGTTGGATGCCTTGCTGGATTGAAAGCTGGATGTATTTGTTTTTAGCGTTGTTGCGATGCGTTTTACCTTTCATCCAGTTGCGCCAGTCTGCCATTTGCGGGCGAGTTTTCCAGTTGTCTAGCTGAGTGAAGTGGTAGTCGTTGCTTAGGACGGCTTTGATCTGAACCCGATACATCTCCTCTTTGTCCGGGAAGAGCAGGAGCTTTTCGTCCATCTGCTCGAAGTAATGTCTGAACTTTGCTTGATGCTCGGGATGTATGCAGATGTGTTTCAGGAGGTGGTCTCGATACTCGCGCCAGTCTTTGAACATGTAGGGCAGGGTTTTCGGGCAAGCGTAAGCATCGGTTTTTAACTGCCCAAGGGTGTTAATGCCAGGGAGTCTGCGACAGAGCGCTTCCCAGGTGTGCTTCTCGATTTCCTGGAGGTAGTAAAGGCTGACGAAGCTGGTCTCGTGGTGCAGGTTAGAGACCCGCATCTGATTGATCTTAATGCCGTAGCGGTATTGCTCGTCATAGATTTTGCAGTATTCCCAGCCGTTTGCGTGGATGGCTTTCCAGATGTCGGTGTAACTCCAGTCGTAGAGGGGGTAAAAGGTGTAATGGCTTTTGCTTTTATCGAGGATCTGCCCCCAGGTGATGTGCTTATAGGTAACGGCGGTGGTTAGCGCCATGGCACGAGCGGGTGACTCCTCGCAGCGGACACCAGCGACCCAGGCGACACGCTTATCTCCCCATTCGACAAGGCTGATGCGCTTGAAGAGCTCTTTGAAGCGATCACAGTTATAGCGGTTGACCTTAATGGAGTTTGGCTCCTGAGGTCGGATCCATTCTTCGCCTTCTGCCCAGCAGTTCAGCCAATCAGTGTCAGACGAGGCGCTGTTAAAGAGCCTGAGTGGGATCTGGAACCACCAGAGGTCGATGTCTGGGTTTGTGCCGACAGAACGGACGTAGTCCACGACGGATTGCCATTCTGCTTCCTGATCGAGGAAGACGACTTTAAGGGGGAGGCGGTTTAGCTCTCGCGCTACCTGAAGAGTGAGGTTGAGGGTAACTGTTGAATCCTTGCCGCCCGAGAAGCTGACGATGACATCATCGAACTGGGAATAGAGGTAGCGGATCCGGTCTAGGGCTGCCTCATGAACGGTCTGATCGAGGAAGAATTTCATCCTTGAACGATGGTGTAGTTACCTAGGGTCGAGACATCGCCGTAGCTCTCGAACTTGTGCTTGTAAAGCAAGGGCGGATTTTCGATGTACTGATGGGTTATTGGGGTGTAGTGAGGGGAGATGAACATGAGGAAGAGCTTGCCGCCTGGTTTTACGAGGGAGAGCGTCTTTGCGAGCTTGCGTGGGGGAATGTATGACGCCGAGCCAAACAGGGATAGAACGTAGTCGTATTGGGTGTCGCCAATGACAGGGATTGTGTCCTCAAAGGTCTGAGGGAGGACTTGAGATTCTGGATGCTTCGCTAGCAGTTCGTTAAGCATTGCCTGTGAGGGATCAATGCCCAGGTACGGCTCAGCGTGTGGGTAGTGATCCAGGAATAGTCCTGTACCGCAGCCGATATCTAGGACGCTGCCGGATTTGTAGCCGATCATCTCCATGATCTGCCGATCCTCTTGCAACGCCTCTTCGCCACTCCAGATGTGGTCGTACTCAAGAGCTACGTCGTCGTAGGGATGGGCAGGGACAGGCGGCAGAGGCTCGGATTTATCGGTGTCGATTCTGGCTCGATTAAGCAGGATGGATTCATCAGGATCCGTCGTCATCGGCCAATAGCGGTATTCCCCGAAATCGAAGTAACGGCGCACGGTGCGCTTTTTACCCCAGACGCGGAGCTCGCCGTGACAGAGGATCCAGGCGATTACATCCCGGTAAAGGGAGGGATTGTCCCAGGTGTCTTTAAGGGTGTACCAATGGGGCAGCCAAGGCATCGTCTTGGCGAACTTGTATTGCTGCCCTTCGAGGATCGCGCCGATCTCTTCGGGCGACATCATGATGCGATCCTCTTTTCGATGGTAAAGGACTCATCGCAATGAGGACAGGTCAACTGGATTAGAGCTTGCTCTGCTTTGTCGTTGAACTGAGAAGCTAGCCGCTGCTCTTCGCGTTGAACAGTGGCGTCAGTAACCCCGAGACCAGCGCCTTGAGTTGGGTTCAGGATCGGTTTGTATTGACGATCTTCATCGGAGATCGAGCGCAGCTCTTCATCTGATAGCCCGAAGCTGCTGGGGGCAAGGATGGAAGCGATGTCCTCGTCGAAGTCGAGGGAGGTAATTTTTTCGAGTTCTTCCAGGAGGTTCTCGTGATCCCAGGAGGACTCATCTGCGATCTTGTTGTCAGCGATGACGTAAGCAGACTTCTCTTCTGGCGAAAGATCCCGGAGGATTCGACAGGGTAGGTATTCGAGGTCTAGGCGTTTAGCTGCTTCAAAACGTGCGTGACCGGCAAGGATTGTGAATTCTTCATCGACGATGAGCGGCTGGGTAAAGCCAAATCGTTTGATGGCGGAGGTAAGCGCTTTGAGCTGATGCTCAGGATGCTTGCGCGAGTTTTTAGGGTATGGCTTAACGAGGTCAATGCTGATGTCAGCAGTTTGAATTTCAGCCTGTGCGGTATCTGCAGCAGACAATGACATGAGGCAAATAAGAGGCGCTGTGGCAGGAGCTTAGCAGCCTTGAATTAGGAGGCAAGTGAAGAAGATCTGAGCTGGTTAATTTTTGGCTCGATTAGGTGATGAGAGGAGACGGTGCCGCAGTTACTGCCAATGCAGACACGGATGCAGCCATCATCGAGCGTTTCCCAAGTCGGCTGGACGGAGGAAGCGGCTGATTCGACCAAGTGGTTCAGGCGTTGACGGGGGCTGTGGGTCATTGATCTGCTGGTACAGCGCTAGGTAGTAGTCATCCCACAGTTTGAGGATGGCTTGCATTTGGTCGTTTGTTGGGCGGTTCATAGACAGAGCAGAGGACGGCAGCAGCGATTGCTTCAACGATGGGACGAGAGCAGGAACCGTTAGAGGCTTTTAAAGCGGCTGTAACGGCGTTTTGGTATTGGCGCAGGCTGAGAGGCGGCGGGGTAAATGCAGAGCCCGGCGCAGGATCCCCCAGGGCACGAAGGCGCACGAGTTCAGAGCGGGAGAGGTTCAGGGCTTTTGCTTGAGCGTCGAGATGATCACGCTCTTCTGGGGTAAAGGAGATTTTGGCAACGATGCGGGACATAGGTCAGAAATCCAGTGGTTCTTCGTCATCGGTTGCGATGACAGTTTGCGGGAAAGGCGAGCCCAGGCAAGGGCGGACATCGAGGTTGGGTCTGAGGTCGCGCTTGCGTAAGCCGGGGTTGCCTAGGCGCTGAACAGTAAGGGCGTATGGCTTGGATTCATTAGAGACGATCCAGCCATTTGTCCAGGTGCCATCAGGTTGAAGCAATTCGACAGAGGAGCCGACCGGAAAGGGCAGGGGGGAAAACTCCCGTCCCCCAGGATCAGGGGATAAAAGAGAAATAGGGGGTAAACCTCTACTTTCATGCGTGTAGGGAGGGTTTTCCCCCTTTACGACGGTTTGCCCCCCGGAATCTGGGGAGGGGGTTATTTCTCCCTCATCCGGGTCCTCCCCAACGAGAATCGCCCTGAACAGATGAGCAGGACGACCGCCATCGAGTCCAGGCGCAAGCTCGCCGCAGCGACAAGCCAAACCTTTTTTGATCAGGCTGCGAAGACTGCGATCGGCTTTCTTTGCCGGGATGTTCAGATGGTCTGCCAGCTCCTTAACGGTGACTGCTGCTTTTACCTCGCTGCGCTGAACCATGTAGTCGTACATATCCGCTTGGCGTCCGCTGAGGTCCTCCTCTGCGTCTGCAGCAGCCTCAAGGGCTAATGCCTCATCGCCATCGCCGTGGCTAATCCAGCCGTCATCCTGCAGCTCTACGAGCAGCGTGGTGCTCTTTGCTCGCCCTTGGGTTTTCAGGACAACGCGTTGATCGCGCTGCATCTGCCCGTCTGCAGGTGCGCGGAGCCAATTCATCAGGATTAGCTGGGATGCTGCTGCGGGTAATGCGTTAGAACCCCGGCTGGCATTAGTCGCATTACCGCCAGCAACGCTTTTGTTCGCGTGGTGAATGACGATCAGAGTGCAGCCGTGCGCCGTAACAGCGCTCATCAGCTGACGCGCTGGACCGTCAAACGCTGAGGTCGCCTCGTCGATGCCTAAGCGGCTGACGCAGGCGTGGTAGCTATCAACGATGAATAGCGAGCCAGGATCATCGGCTGCGATGTCTGCGATTGCACGGATGCCATCGTCGTGCAGCGTTAAAGGGGCATCAGCAGACCAAAGACTCTTGATTGGTCCGCCGATGATGCCGTCTTCGCTGATCAGGCTTTCACGAGCGAAGAGCTTGAACCAGTCACATTCCGGCTGGTCTGATCCGATGATGTGAACGTTCGGGCATGGCTGGTTAAACCGACGCCTAAGGAACGATCCATCGCCGCGCCACCATGCGCCGATCATGCCAGTCAGCAATGCCGATTTGCCGACCTTTGGCGGAGCGATCAGCAGGTTAAAAAGCCCCTGCATGATCAGTCCATCCCAACACCAAGGCGTCGGATTAACGTTCAGCTTTTGCCCGTGCTTTTTAGGCTCCGGGACGGAGAGGTCATAGCCGCTTGCCCTTGCTACATAGGCAGCAGCGATCTTGTCATTGATCGGGCAGCCGATCTCCTCTGCGTATAGACGAAGGAGCTGCGAGTGCTTCGTACGATCCTTCTCATGAGAGACCACGGCGGCGGCGTGATCTTCGATTAAGCGCAGCAGGTCTTGATGCTCGTCCAGTGCTGCGGGCTTGATCGTTGTGGGTTTTGAGTCGGCTGGAGTAGTAGCCATCCTTTGCTTTACTCGGGGAGAAGAACTGTTTCTGGTTGTAAACACCTCTGGTTTCAAGTTCTCGAAACGCCTCTAGCTCTGAGCTAGTCGGCGCAGGGTGATCTTTCTCCCATTGGTCAAGGGCTACGTCGCTTCGCTGCTTTTGCAGTTTTGTGTAGTAGCCCTGCGCTGCAAGCTCCTCGTCAAACTCCGTTGGCAAGGAGAACGGAACCCATTGCAGAAGCTCCCATGCGCGTCGCTCACGGTCTAGTGCTGACATGATGAACGGAGCGATTTACAGGTTCGGACCTGCGGAATCGGATCGGATCAGCCCAGCTTTAGCTCGTGCGCGAGCCTCATCTTCCAGGCGAGTCAATGCCTGGTCAATCAGAGCATTAATAAAGGTTCTCTTGTGGTGATAGTCCGGCATGATGCGCTCAATGCGCTCCATGAGGCTGGCGTCAACTGGGAACTTAGTAAGAGAGTTGTCCATCTAGTAATCAGATCGTGATAGGGTTGAACCCGCTGAGGATCCTATCCCATCCCTATGCTAGAGCCAATTCAGGGGCTTGAGTTTTTCGAGGACATCCATCGTTATCGCTTCGATGGGAGGTGGTTGCCCTTCAGCGTTTCCCGGATCGCCAGTCCCGTAGATCCCGCAGCTCAACGCCGTTTCGATCAGACGAAGCACATCTGGGCTCCGCGAGGTAATGAGGTCCATGCCTTCTGCGAGGCGATGTTGACGGCTGAGGCGTTACCCCGGACGAACTACAGCGAATGGACGGATGCCTTGCAGGATTGCTGGCTGATTAACGGCAGCGAAGCAATAGCGGTCGAGCACTCTCTATGCGATGCCCGCAAGGGGATTGGCGGCAGCTTTGATTTTCTGGTTCGGACAGAGAACGGCAAGATCGCATTAGGCGACTTAAAGACTGTTGGCAACAGCCCAGCGGTTGACAGGCGAAAGCCCGCGACCGCGCAGCTGGGGGGTTACCTGTCGATGCTGATTGACCATTACCCGGAGATCAGTGTCGACTGGTGTTACACGGTCGTCGTCGGACCTGGCAGATGCCGTCTAATCCAAAGCGAGCCAGACGAGTGCCTGAGCGCCTGGGTTGACGCATGGGACATCTTTAAGGAGGCAGAAGGCTTGTTTTAGATGGCGCTGGACTGGCGGGAGATCTTTAGGCAGAGACCTGATCTTGAACCACCGGGCTACAAGGATGGTGCGGCAGCTGGGCAAGCCAGGAGCCAGGAACGCTATGAGCGGCTGGGCAGGAAGCGAGCTGGCAATAGCGGCAAGAGCAAGCCAGGTAAGTTCCCGTCCGCAAAGCACTCGCATCAAGATTAGTTACAGACTGGCTCCAGGTTGATCCCCATCTGGATCCAGGATGGGCTATATTTGGATCACCGGGGGCAACGGTCCCCCTCTCTCGCAGCTACTAGCTGCTCTCGGAAAATGGATTACAGCCAGGAAAGAGGTGGCAGCATGATCACCAGCATCCCCGCGACCGAAATGCACTGGGTTTGCTATGGATACGACGAAAGGCAGCAGCGTTACGACGCTCTTGGGTATTGGTGCGCCAGCGCCGAGCAAGCGGTTAAACGCTGCAAGCAGTTGCGCCCATCCTTCGAGGTTCTTTACGTCGGAAAAGGAGATCTGAACTGACATGAACAATGTCGCTAATCCCGCCAGCACCGCCACCCTCCAGCAGCAAATCGAGGAAGCAAAGCAGTCCCTCTCAGCTGCTCAAGATGCATACGTTCATGCCTTCGCCAGAGGCGACTGGGCGCAATGCAGCACCTCCAAAAAGCAATGCGACAAGTGCTTTAAGGAGCTCCAAGCCCTCATCAAGAAAAAACTTGCCCTCGCTAAACCATGAAGGACATCACTACAGGAGCGCCAGCTAACCGCACCGAGGTCCGTTATGAGGTCGAGTTTAATGCTGTTGAGCTTGACCTGCTGTATGAAGTGACCCGGAAAGCCCGCAATTCGCTCTGGTCTTTTGAAACGCCAGAGCCAGGGAGCTATGCGGCTGCCATCATCGCGCTAGATGACAAGCTCACGACCCTCTTCCACAAGCGCCGTCGCTAGCCATGCCAAGACTCAAGCGCCCTCGTAACAACCCCGGCAAGGAAGTCCCCGACAACCTGCTGTTCACCGCTCTCCGCTGGGAAACCATGCGGCAGCAGTACTTCACAAGCATTGGTCGCTTGGACGACGCGATGGAGGCTCACTACCTCCGCACCATCTACTCAAAACGTCTTTGGGACGAACACGGTATTTCTGTTGACCTCTAATGAAATCGCAAGCCATCCGCGACGCCGAGTATGACGTCGATCGTCTTTTTTGTTGGGCAGACAACGAAAACCATCCCAGCACTTACCTAATCTTCCTGGTGCTTACCGGGCACCTAGAGGCTGACTTCATCCGACCGCTCGGACACCTCGAAGCCAGCCTCCTTGCCAAAGCCCTTAAGGCTTGGACAACCTATCCGGTCTACATCAACGACCTGATCCACAAACAGCAACGAGAAGTCGCATGACTACAACCAACTTCCCCAAGTCCATCGAAGCACCGATCATCCGGTTTTTTCACACCCCTGTCTCCTGGGACAAGGGCGTTAAAAACGGCGGGATGACTGCCGTCGTCAAGCTGCCTGACGACAAGAACACCGAAGGCTGGAATGACGTTCTGGTCTACGAGCCTGATAGCCCTGGCGAAAGCTGGTGGGATTTGGTGCCCCGCAAGTCCGTCATCCGCGTTTCGATCCGCGAAGTTGCCAAGAACAAGCAAGACCTAATTGGTTTTGCTCTGCCGCTTCAGAACCAGCCCTCGGAGCTGCAGGCGTTAATCGCTGAGAAGCTCGAAGTCGAGGAAGAGAAGAAAGAGGAGGCGCAACCGGAGCCGAGCGAAGGTGACAAGCTCGAAGCTCAGCTCAAGGAGGAGGTCGAGAAAAAGCAGCGCCTTGCAATCATGAAGGCTCACAGCAAGCGGCTGCAGCGGCTGATCCTGATGGGCGAATGGCTCGAAAAGAACGAGTCAGCGCTGAAGTGCATTCAAGCGACGATTACCAACACAGTCTTCGCTTGGTATGACGACAACAGCGAGGAGGCTGACACGACGGCGTTAAATCAGATGATGGATGCGCTGCACTTCAACATGGATCTGATCCGCGACTTGCGGCATAACTGCTGGTGCCCTGATACGGATTGCGACGGGACCCTTTACTACAAGGGGCACGACGGCAAGCCTGTCAAAGTCATCGACCTGAACGAGCTGCCATGACTGCCGGTGCTCGACTCATCTTTCAGTACCTCCGCGCAATGGTCGCGGGGGAACCCAGGCTTCAACCGATTCTGCGGATGCCTTTATCCGACGAGTCGCGGGAGTATCTACTGAACATGGAAGTCGAATGGCAGGTGGCGTTACTTGAGCATTGCCTTGAGCTGCCACCTGGCAAGTACCGCCGCTGATACTGGGGCATTGGGAGGAGTTTATTCACTGCTCCGCGACTGCTGCCTGCGTAGGGGATGCCCACTGGTCGGGCTAACTGGTGGGATTCGACCTTCCCAAGCGCAAGAGATTCAAGGTTCCCGTCGAGGACGCGGTGTAGTACCAGGGTCCGGTTTGCGACCTCCCGTTGGCACCGCGCAAGCAGTCAAACCATGTAAGCCCCCAGC